TCGCGCAGTGGTACAGCGGCTACGACCAGCTGCTCAATCCTGCGATCGACCTTTTCAATGACGCGTACTTTGATCCCAAAATGGTCGTCGTGCCGATCATCTTGTCGATGCAAGAGATCCTGAACAACCAAGGCGAACAGCAGCTGATGGACGTGTTCGATGCGTATATGGACGCAGCCGAACGCGCCCTCGAGGACGTCATGGACGCCGGGCTGTACGGCGATGGCACGGCAAACGGCGGCAAGCAGATCACCGGCTTGGCGACCGCGGTGCCGATCATCACCAACAGCGGCCTCTATGGTGGCATCGATCGCGTCAACACCATGTGGCAGACCAAGACCTACGACATCCAGACGATGGCGCCGGCCTTGGGCACGCAGGCTTCCGCGACGACCATCCGCCCGATGATCAACGCGATCATGACGCGGCAGTCGCGGGGCAAGGACTACGCCGACCTGTTGATCATGTCGCCGGAACACTACGCCGCCTACGACGCGGCGACCGTAGCGTTGCAGCGACTGACCGGCGGCACCACGATGGGCACGCTGGGCTTCTCTTCGCTGGAATACATTGGCGGAGGCAAGCGCGCCGAGATCGTGCTCGACGGTGGCTTCGGCTCCAACATGCCGGCCAACACCACCTTCGGCCTCAACACCGACAGCTTCCGGCTCCGCTATCACCCGAACCGCAACTTCGATCGCGTGTTCGACGGCGAAGGCCAGATGCCGATCGATAAGGACGCCATCGCCCAATTCATTGGGTGGATGGGGGAATTAACGATGACAAATCCGATGTTCAATTGGCGCCTCTACGACAGCAATCCGGCAACTTAATCAACACAACTGCCGGACGGGGCCGCCGCACGTTTCTGCCTCCCAGCAAAAACGGGCGGCGGCTTTTCATTCCCTCAGACGGAGAACCTTATGGCCACGCGCAATACCGATCCCGACGCGGTGATCGTCGCTTTGTTTCGCCACCACGCACTCAAGAACGACGCCAAGTCTGCAGAGGCGGGCCGACCGATCTACGACGACATGGAGGTGGTGGAGATCCGCTTTCCCGGTTCGCGATCGGTCTCGGTGTTTCCGGCGACGGCGTTCTCGCACTGGAACAACAACCCACACACCGGCGAGCAGACGCCGGTCACCTACGCCGAGCGATTTGCGCATCAGTACCAACAGTTCAAGGCGCAGCACACGCAGACCAAGAGCGGCACGCCGCTGGCGCATGTGCCGTTTCTGACCGAGGCGCGCCGCGCCGAGCTGCGTGCGCTCAACATCTACACGGTCGAGCAGCTCGCCCACATCGACGGGCAAGAACTGAAGAACCTTGGACAGAACGGCCGCGAGCTGAAGACCAAGGCGCAAGAGTACATCGAGGAAAGCAAGGACGCCGCGCCGACCTCGCAGCTGGTGGCGGAGCTGGACGCGCTGCGGGCACGCAACGCCGTGCTCGAGGAAGACGCCAAACTGCTGACGCGCGAAGCCGAAAGAGGCAATGTCGCCGACACTGATTTCAACGACATGAGCCTCGAGCAACTGCGCGAGTACATCACCACCAACAGCGGGCACGCGCCGCACGGGTCGATCGGTCGCAAGACCCTGATCCGCATGGCGGCTGACGTGCAGCAGAAAGTGCCGGCGAGCTGATGTCGCTCCTGAATGTGGTGCGAGGCGTTTGTGCAAAGGTTGGCGTCGTCATTCCGACGAGCGTGTTCTCTGGCATTAGCGTCAACCGCACCATGCAGGAGATGTTGGCGCTCGCCAACGAGATGGCGCAGCGCATCGCCTACGACACCCGCGACTGGCGGGCGCTGCACACCTATGTCGAGCTGACCGGCGACGGCGTCCGCGAAGACCACCCGCTGCCGAACAACTACAAGCGCATGCTGCTGACAGCGAATGTCTGGCGCGGCAGCACGCCGGCGTCGCCACTCAAGTTCATTGCCTCGCCCGAGGACTGGCTGCACCGCCGCATGGAGCAGCGCACCGACAGCGGCGGCGAGTGGATCATTCTCAACGACGCGATCGCCGTGGTGCCGATCCTCGCCCTTGGCGACACGATCCGGTTCTCGTGTTTGGACAAGAACTGCGTGGCGCTGGCGTCCGGCGGCTACGGCGAGGAGTTTCAGGCCGACCTCGATCGCTTCCGGCTCGATGAGCGGCTGCTGCGCTTGGGCATGATCTGGCAGTGGAAGGCCAGCAAGGGTTCGCCTTACGCCGAGGACATGGGCACCTACAGTGACGCCCTGTCAAACGCCATGGGCCGCGACAGCCCCTCACCGATCATTGTCGGCAGAACGCGATATGTAGCGGCGGGGCCATGACATGCCGGTTATCGGGGGCAAGCCGTCATCCGACATCGCGGAGTTCAGCGTCGCGCTGATGGGGCCCGCCGGGCCTCCCGGCCCGCAGGGTGCGCCCGGCACCATGGGGCCGCAGGGACCGGAGGGGCCGCAGGGCGCGCCCGGCTATGACGGTATTAACGGGGCCACCGGTCCAGCCGGCCCGCAGGGCGTGACCGGCCCGGCGGGGCCGCAAGGCATCCCCGGCGCCCCCGGAGCGACCGGCCCAGAGGGGCCGCAGGGTCTGATTGGCCCGCCGGGGCCACAGGGCTCGACCGGGCCGGAAGGCCCGCCCGGCGAGGTCGAAGAGGCGCCGATCGACGGCGTCGCCTACGCGCGCCGGGACGGCGGATGGGTACCCGGTGGAACAGGAGGTGGCGAGGGCATTCCCGGCCCCATGGGACCGGAGGGTCCAGAGGGGCCGGAAGGCCCAGAGGGGCCAATGGGTCCGCAGGGGCCGGCGGGGGCGCAGGGCGTGCCGGGCACGCCGGGCGCAACAGGCCCGCAGGGTCCGCAGGGCATACAGGGCGAGCAGGGCATACAGGGCGAGGTCGGCCCGCAGGGGCCGCAGGGCGAGCAGGGCGAACCCGGCGTCACGGCGTCCGGCGGCAGCGCCCTCAATTATATGTTCAACACCACGACGGCGGCACCGCCGTCGCTGGGATCGTTCCGCCTCAACAACGCCACGCAGGCGTCGGCCACCATCATGTGGCTGCATTTCACCACCAACGACGCAATCGCGGTCGATCTCAAAACCTACTTCCTCGATCGCGTGAAGGTGAACGATCGCTTCTACATTCAGGACAGCGACGACAGCACCAAATGGCAACTGTATCGGCTGACGGGCGCGTTCACCGACAACGGCGCTTACGCCACCATGCCGATCGTGTGGGTTGCCGGCGGCGGCGCCTTGACGCAGAGCCGCGTCATCATCACCCGCGAAAGCGACGTCATTGCCGTCGCGAGCGGGATTTCGTTCTCGCCGACCGGCAGCGTCGCCGCCACCAACGTGCAGACCGCAATCGCCGAGGTCGATACCGAGAAGGTCGCAAAGACGACAACGGTAACGGCAGGCGCAGGCCTGACCGGCGGCGGCGACCTGTCGGCCAACCGCACCTTTGATATTGGCGCCGGCGCAGGCGTCACGGTGAACGCCGACAGTGTCGCGTTGACGGTGCCGGTGACGGCGCCCAATGGCGGCACCGGGCAGACGTCCTACGTTGTCGGCGACCTGTTGTTTGCCAGCACGACCACGGCGCTGGGCAAGCTCGCCGATGTCGCCACCGGCAATGCGCTGATTTCAGGCGGTGTCGGCGCGGCCCCCGCTTGGGGCAAGATCAGCCTTACGGCCCACATCACCGGCAACTTGCCGGTCGCCAACCTCAACGGCGGTGCCGGCGCGAGCGGCACCACGTTCTGGTGCGGCGACGGGACGTGGAAAACACCGGCCGGCGGCGGTGGCGCCGCAACCGGTATCACGTTTACGCCCGCGGGCAACATTGCCGCCACCAATGTGCAGGCCGCGATCGCCGAGGTGGATGCCGAAAAGCTGCCGCTGGTTGGCGGCACGCTGACCGGCGCACTGCGGCTGCCGGATGGCGCTCTGGCCACTCCAAGTCTTGCCTTCGCAAACGACCCGGACACCGGCCTGCTCTACCGCGCGACCGGCACCTCTACGCTTGCCCACATCCTCAACGGGGTCGAGGAGTTCTCGGTCAGCAATGTCGGCGCGAATGTCGGGCGAGGCGTCCGAGCCAACGCCGGTCTGCAAGGCGCCCCGTCCTACAGCTTCAACGGAGAAACCGACAGCGGGCTCTACCGCACGGCGACCCCGGGCACGGTCGCGATAGCGGCCACGGGCACCGAGGTTATGAGCTGGTCTTCCGATTACGTCAGGGCTAACCGCGCGATCCTGCTGCCCGATGCGCCTCCTTCCGAGCCGTTGCAGGCAACCACCAAGCAATACGTCGATAGCGTTGTCACCGCCGGTGGCTTGCCGACGACCGGCGGCACGATGACCGGTGACTTGATCATCCAAGATACTTTTCCATACATCTTTTTGCAGAAGCCGATTGGCGCCAACGAGAACGCGATTATCGGCGCAGTCGGCGTGCAGTCCGACTGGTCTGACTACGCCGCGCGCTGGAAGATGGTACTGGGCAATGCGACGGCGGAAAGCGGCGGCAACGCTGGATCAGATTTTGAAATCCGGCATTCCGGCGATACCGACACCCCCCTTGGGACCGCTCTCTTCATCAAACGTTCGACCGGGCTGATCACAGTAAAGGCCGACCCGACCGACCCGCTGGGGGTCGCCACCAAGCAGTATGTCGATGACGCCATCGCCGGCGTGGGCGGCGGAGGTGGCGGCCTCGCCATCCCCAACGTCATGCTG